TGCTTGTCCGCGCAGACCAGCAGCACGTTGCGTCCCTGGCAGGCGCGCATGCCGGCCATCATTACGGCCAGGGTGGACTTGCCGCTGCCGCCCTTCTCGCCGGCGAAAAGCAATTTCATTTCATACCCTCCCAAGTTATACCGACTATTACCGCATCCTGCATTGTAGTGCCAGCCGCCACCGTGTCAAGGGGTGCAGAATGGCATGGTGTCATGTGACCCGGAATTACATCACATCCTATGAAGTTATTTCACCTGCGATGGTATGATGCGGTATCAACTGATACCACAAGATACCACTCGGTATTACGTGATACCAAAGTAGGGGATATGATTCCATATCGTTTAAACGCAACCGGAGTGATACAGCATGAACCGCGAAACCTGGCTGAACCAACTTGCCGCCAAAATGTCGCCCACGTTCAAGGAAATGGGGTGGCCACTGCCGCCGTTTCGCGTGTCCATCGGCTTCACGTCAAGCGGGCGCGTGTCCAATGTGGGCGGCGAGTGCTGGCACAAGTCCGTCAGCAAGGACGGCGTGTTTGAGATCCTGATAGCGCCGCACCAGGACGAACCGATGCGCGTTACTGCGGTCCTGGCGCATGAACTCGGCCACGCTGCGGTCGGCTTTGAGCATGGCCACAAGGGGGACTTTGCGAAGTGCATGACTGCGCTGGGAATGATCCGGCCCTTTACGTCCGCAGTGCCTGGCGAGAAATTCACGGCCTGGGCAGCGCCGATGCTGGCGGAACTCTCCGCGCTGCCGCATGCAGCCCTGCAGTTTGACGGCTCCAAACCGATGAAGCCAAAGGCGCCGGAGCGCGGCCAGGACCAGGACAGCGGCGGCGAGGAAGCAGGCGAGGGTGGCGAGGCGGAGGCGCCGGCGTCCACCAGGCCGCCCAAACAGTCCGCCAGGCTCAAGAAGTGCGCGTGCGGCGAGTGCGGCTATACCGTGCGCGTCACGCAGAAATGGCTGGATATCGGCCCACCGCATTGCCCGCTGCATGGCCCGATGGATACACCGGCGGACGAATGATGAAGGGGAAAGCGCCGCATCGTATGTGCCCACACTGCCACAGGCACATCCATATCGCACATTGGATATGCCCACATTGCTTCATTGTCCTGCGGGCGCCGCCGCAGCGGAAACGATAGGGGGCAGGCAGGCCGGCGCCGCGAGGCGCTGGCGCAGAATGGATATTATGGTAAGTCAGGCGCGAGAAACGAAAAACCCGCCACATGGGCGGGTTCGTCGTGCCGGCTTATGCGGTATGCGCTGCGGCGCCGCTCGCTGGTTTCCAGGTCAATGCGGCTTGTGGTGTTAGGTGGCGGCCAGGCTCCCATCTGGCTACACCGGCGGCTCACACAATCCCGCCTCGCTCTTGGTCCTCCCGCAGCTTTCGCTGCCGCTACCCTATACCGTGCCGGCCTTGCCGGCCTTGCCGGCTGCCGCGTCTGAGTCGCGGATTCTCCGTGCGCTTACTAGACATTTTGGACCGTCTCGAATCGCACGCAAAGCCATCCAGTCCTTGTAAAAACACTCTCTGCGAACGCGCTTACAAGGATGGCCAGGCTTTCGCCTGGCCTTGGCCGTACTTTCCGGCCTGTCAGCGTCCCATGATGCAAGCTCCCCGGCAGCCACACCGCCGGACAACAAAGCGATATTACACGAAACCATGTCAAAGCGCATCATATCAGTTGCAACAATACCACATGATGCCAATAGGTATCATGTGATACCACGCCATACCAACTCACACGGCACCGTCTAGTGTCTCGCTCGGTCGCTCGGCCTCCACCTGGCAGCGATACCCGGAACCATCCAGGCTATGCACCACGCGCGAAATGATCCACTCCCCGGCCACGCCAGGCCGGAAGCCAACCAGGTTCAGCCGTGATTCCGCCGCCAGGTCCGTGCGGCCCTCCAGATCCAGCGCCAGCGTTACCTGCTGCCGCTCGCGCCTGGCAAGCTCGGCCTTTGCTGCCGCCAGCGCCATTTCCTGCGTCGGGTAGTACATTTTCAGGCGCCGCACCGGCTCGCCGCTGCCCACGCTCACCTGGTTGCGCTTGCTCTGCTTGATGGCGTGCCAGTACGCCACAACCATGCCGGCGGTTTCCCGGCTCGACATAACGACGCGCCAGCGCACCAGGTCCGTGTTCTGCACGGTGACAACCGGCAGCGCCTCGCCGCTTGGCGTCATCGCCGCGCCGCGCTTGGCCAGCACCAGCTTGCCTCCAGCCGGCTTCACAACGCAGTCGTATTTCCGCGCGATGCGAATCAGCAGGTTTATATCGCTCTCGTCTGATTGCGAAATGTGGGGCAGCTTAGTACCCCCGATGATGCTTTTTACAACGCTATTCAGCGCCTTTAGCTCGGCCTGCTTGGCGTCGTACTGCGGCTTGTATTTCGCGTCAGCAGCCTTTTGAATGGCGCCCGACTCGGTAAGCGCCGCCTGCGCCCCGGCCAGGTCCCCAGCCGCGCGCAACTGCATGGCCTCGTTCAGTTTCGCGGATGACTTCTCTAGCTCTTTGTTCCACGCCGCCTTGATGCTCGCAAGCGCGGCGTTTTCCGCTTTCACTTTCGCCGGGTCCGGCGGAACCTTGCTCGCCGTGATAGCCGGCTCCATGCCGTGTTCCCGCGCTATCTTTGTCAGCATCGCCCCCAGCGTAGTGCCAGCCGGCCAACTTCTGATCTTCTGCGTCTGCAGGCTGGTTTTGCCCTTTGGCGTGTCCGCATACGTCGCGGCCCGCGCGCGTATGGTCATCTCCCCGGGGTAGCCGGCAAGCTCGATTTCGTCGCAGACAAAGCGCCCCATGCGCGTAAGGCTGCCGGCTCCCATGTAGCCTAGCCATAGCTCAAGCTCGGCGCCCGTCTTTGGGATTGCGACAGGCCGCGCCAGGTCGGTATCCGCCAGCGTGATTTCCAGCACGTCAGAATCCACGCCCGATTGATCGGTAAGGCGCAGCGATGTAAGGCGCGAGGCAAGCGCGGCGGTTACGTCCGCATCGTTTGCCGTCAGGCGCCAGTTCGGCATTAGTCCCACAGTTTCACCCCTGCGCTTGTCTCGGTCGTGTCGATAGCCGGCAGCGTGATAACAACGCCAGCCGGCAGAACGCTGCCGCGCGTGGCCAGGCCAGGATTCGCGGCAAGTAGCTGCTCGGTTGCCAGGCCCGCGCGCGTGCCGTAGTAGCGCCAGGCGATGTAATCAACCGCGTCACCCTCGCGGGTGGTGTACGTTGTCGTCATGGCAGCAGCCCGCCGGTTACGGTGCCGATAAGCCCGCCGACAGCGCCACGCACGGCGCCAACGGCGCCAGATACCCCCAGCGCGTCAAGAATCGCGTTGCCCTCCGCCGAAGTCTCGCGCCGGATTGACAAAGAAAATTCCTGCTTGCGAGGCGCACCCAGGAATGCGAAATTGCTTTGTTTCTCCGTGATGCTCTCGATTACCCATTTCCCGTACAGGTTGCCGCGCCCGTCGATCATCGTCATGGAAACGCCACGGCCCGCCATCCTCCGCATTTTGTCCACCTGGGCAAGCCCGCCCTTGTATGACGGGTAAATGACGCCAGGCAGGGAAATGCGGTCAACCCCTGGCCCAAGGAACTGCAGCGCGGCGTCGCGGTAAAACCGCTCCTGCTCGGCCCATCGGTATTCCGTGGTGCGCTCCAGTTCTTGAAACGCGGCGGTGTTCAGGGAAAACATAAAATTCCCCAAAATCAGCATCGGCGTGTAGCCGGATGCGCTGGAAAGTAGGCTCATGGTGTAACCCCGTCAAACATTGCGCCACGGCGGCGCACGCCGTTCTGCTCGGCAATGCGCCGCGCGATTTCGTCCGCCAGTTGCCGCGATGACTGGCCAGGCTGCTGCGTGATGTGAAACGTGTTTGCCTGCGTCACGCTCGGCGCAGCCTGGCTGCCGGTGCGGCTGCTCGCCATTGGCGGCGCACTCGCGGCGGTATGCGTCAGCGGCGCCGGCGCAGGCAGGCCGGCAGGCGCTGCAGATCCGCCGCCAGTCAGCCAGTTGACAGCAGCGCCGCCCAGGCTGCGCGCTTTCTCCAGCACGGTGCCGATGTTGTCCCGGATGAACGTGATTGCATTCACAACCAGGCCGATAGGCCCGAGCATGAATGTGAATGCGCCGGCAACCGCCTGGCCCACAACCTTGCCAGCCTCGCCAAACGCCTTTGTCGTGCTCGATGCCTTGTCAATCGGCGCCAGCAGGCTGCCAACCCATCCCACCGCAGCGCGGAACCAGCCGCCGACAGTCTCAAGGATCGGCATCACAACCGGCCCAACCACAGCGGCAACCGGCGCAAATGCCGCGCTGATTGCCTGGCCAATAGGCGCCAGGCCAGCAACCACGCCCTCACCGAACCCGGAGAAAAACGATTTCAGCGGCTCCCAATACTTCCAAACCAGCGCCCCAGCGGTTGCGATGCCGGTAACGGCCAGGCCAATAGGCGTTGTCATGAGCGCCGCGCCGATGGCCCTAATGCCCACCAGGACGGCCGGCAGCGCACGCGATGCCATGCCCATAAGCCCACCCTGCGCAACCACGGACGCGGCGCCCATAGCGCGCGTAGACGCGGCGGCAAGCGCCGTCCGCGCCTGCACCCCGGCCAGGACGCCAGCAAACTGCAGTGCGGCGCCCTTGACGAACGTGAAGGCGTACCCGCTGGCCAGCGTCGCCAGGCGCAGCGCAACTAGCGCAACGGTGGTGCCGATGACGGCCTTGGTAAGCACCGGATGCTCTCGGGACCAGCCCGCCATCCCGGAGACAACCGGCCCCAGCACGCCGAAGAAACTTTGCACGGTCGGCAGCAGCACCGTGCCGATATTCACGGACAATTCCGTCACACGGTTTTTAAGCAGCTCCCACTGCGCGGCGGTGGTCTGCATGCGCGCCTGAAACTCGCGGGACATAGAGTCTTTGCCGGCCTCGCCGTTTGCAAGCTCTAGCTGGCGGCGGTACTCATCCACGCCGCCGGCCAACTTCGCAATCGCGCCCCCCCAGTCCTTGCCGAACAGGCGCGTCACGGCCTCCATTTGCTTTTCAACCGGCAGCTTCTTGATGCGCTCCAGCACGTCAAGAATCATTTTCTGCGGGTCCGTCACCATGCCCTTTTGCAACTGGTCCGAAGTCATGCCAAGCATTCCCACGCCGACCTGAAATTTCTTCGGGTTCATTTTGGCGATTTGCAACTGCCGCAGCATGCCGGATGCCGCCGTGTCCGCGCGCTCCGCAGATTCCCCCAGGGTCAGGAACGTTGACGCCAGCGCGGCGGCATTCTTAGCAGACAGGCCCATCGTTGACGCGGCGCCCGCAAGGTCCCCTTGCATTACCTTGATAATGTCGGAGCCTTTGGAAATCGCGTTATCGTCCAGGAAGTTGATTGCGTCGCCTAGCTCCGCAATGTTCTTCATGGGGATTTTGAAAATCCCCGCGATCTTGCCCATGTTGTCTGTCAACTGCGCCGCCGGCATCTCAAAGGCAGTAGCCATCATGGCGGCGGTGCGCGTGAAATCCAACAGGTATTTCGTCGGAATATTCATGCGCGCGGCAGCCGTCACCATATCCGCGATTTCGTTCGTGGCAATCGGCAGTTCATGGCCTAGCATTTGAATCTGCTTGGCCATATCCGCGTAGACCTGCGTAAGTTTCCCGCCCTTGTCGCGCGCGCCCTCCACTTGCTTGGCCACGCCAAGCATGGCGGTTTCAAATTTCGCAGCCTGAACGATCGGCACGGCCACGGCGGCGCCGATGGCCACGGCGTCAAACATTTGCCCGCGCAACTCGCCGCGCTTCGCCAGGTTCGCCTGGCGCGCGTTCTCCACGGCAGCCAGGCGCTGGTTTGCGGCCCGCAGGCGATCCACGGCAACCGTAGCGGCGGCGTAGCGCTCGCGCAGCCCGTCCACGTTCTTGCCCATGCGGGCGAACGTCTGGATTGCGCTCCCCAGCGTGCGCTGCTCGCGCTCCACCTTGCGGATAGCTGAACCAACTTCGTTTAGTCCGTCTTTCGCGCTGCCCAGCGCGTTGCGCAGGCTCGCGGCGATGGCGCCACCAATGGTAATCGTGGCGTTTAAACGCTTATTGCTCACTTCGTAGCCTTTGGAAGTCGGTCCAGGTATTTCAGAAACCGGGAAGTGCGGAAGCCCATAATTTCAGCCTCCGCCCACCCCGTATAGGATGCGAGCGCCAGCACCCCGTCTAGAATGAAATCCGCGCTCAGTCGAGAAAACCCAGGTAGGCGGTTTGCAGGCGGCGGTAGTCGCGCGCGGTCAGGCGGCGAATGTCATCCGCCGAAACTTCGCACAGGTTTGCCAGCGCCTGAATTTCGCGCGCCGTGTCGGAACCCGACATTTCCGCCGTTACCTCCTGGTCGGATACCAGCGGCTCGCGCATGCGCAGCGCGGTAACTTTCGTGCCCTCGATCTCCAGCGGCGTTGCCAGCGGCACGTCAACGGAACCAGTTTGCAGCGCCTTTTTTGCTGCCGGCTTGCGGGTCTTTTGTACGGTTGCTTCCATGATGGTTTGCCTATGAGATGTGTTTTTTGTTTTACCTGGCCAGTGGGCGCCGGCCAGGTGTCCGGGTTACAGGCCCAGGATGCCGCGCGCGGCTGCCAGCATGTCGGCGCCGTTGACAACAGCGATCATGTTTTCCACGTCGATTTCGTGGATAACCTCGCCGCCGATGGTCAGCTTGTAGTACGCCAGGTTCATCGTGATCTTGATCGGCGCGATTTCGCCGGCCTTGCTGGTGCCAGGGTCAAACTCGGTGATCTTGCCGCGCATGGTATGCACCACGGCGGCGGTATCGCCGTTGTAGGATTCCAGCAGCTCGCGCGCGGTGAAGGCAACGTTGTGGCCCTCGGCAACGCCGAACAGGCCAATTACCTTCTTGTCATACGCGAACAGCGAAAAATCCGTGTCCAGCGACTCCTGGCCCATCGTCAGTTTCAGCGGCGTATTCATGCCGCCCGCGCGGAAATCCTCGGTGATCAAGGACAGCTTGGGCGCGTTGAAATTGTCGATCTTGCCCGCCTGCCCGCGCCCATCCACGAACAGGTTTAGGTTCTTGCGAATGTCAGTAGCGGCCATTATGCGAAAATCTCCTTCAGATAGTCGTCAACCATGTGGCTGCGGAAGGTGATGTGCTCCGCAGGCGACGGCGCGGTGAAATCGAAGTCGAAATAAGCCTTGCCAGCCGCGAGTTGAGCCGGCGAATTAAGATCCGGGTCCGCCCAGCACTTGCCGCCCAGGATGGCGCCGATTTTCACCAGGTCGCGCAGGTAGGCGTTCACGCCCTCCACAACGTCCTCGATATAGGTCTTGGTGATATTGCGATCCACGGCCCACAGGTGCGCGCGCAGCAGTGAATCGTGGATAATGTCTGCCGTGCGCCGGACGCTCAGGAACGCCCATTTCGGATCAGCGGACAGCGTGCGGTTGCCCCACAGGCGGAACCCGTTTTGCCGAATGATCGTTGTGACGTTCTTCTCGTTCAGCAGGTTGGCGCGCGCGCTCGCGTCACCCAGCGAGAAATCCACCGGACGGCCAACGCCAACGATGCCGTTAATGGTCTGGTTGGACGGACTCCACCAGAAACCATTTGCATTGTCCTGGTAGCAAATCAGGCCGGCGGCAACAGCGCTGCCAGGCTGCAGCACGATGGCGCCGCTCGCGTCCTGGCGCTGCACCCAAGGATCCACCAGATAGACGCGGCTCGAACCGAAATCCCCAGCGTAAGCGATGGCGTCGGCGTCGGTCGTATTGGGTCCGTCCGCAATGATGACGGCGCGCAGGCGTTGCGCAATGCCGATCATTTCCGACACAACAGGGTTCGCCAGCTTCATGCCAACGTTGACCAAGTCATCGGGGCGCTGGTGCGTGAAACCAGGTGCAATCAGGATGCGAGGCGCAAAGCCAAGCAGCGATTCCGCGCCGATGAATGCCTGCGCGCCGGTGTACTTGCCGTTGCCATCCACGCCGCCGGAGATTGCCGCCATCGTCGCCGCTTCGTCCACACCAGGCGCAACGCGGACAACGATAACAACGGCGCCGGCCTGGTCGAAAATGGCGTCCATCGCAGCAGGCAGCGTGCCGGTGGTGCCCAGCTTGGCGGCAGCCACGCGCGATCCTGCAACCAGCGTAGGAACGTTCAGCGGGAAGGGTTCGTCCACGCCGCCGGAAAGGCTCGCCTTTGCCGCAGCAGTGACAACGCCGGCGCCGCTAGATCCGGCAGTCTTGGCCACGGTTAGCAGTGCGGTTGCGGGCGCACTCGCGGCAACTGCGGCGATTACGTCCGTTGCCGTGCTGGTGATGGCGCCGGCGTCGCTGGTTGCCAGGCTCACGGTGACGGCCTTGTCCACCACAGAAACGGTAAGCGCCTTGTTGTTGCCCGCCGGGTCCAGCAGCGCAACGCTTGCGGCGTTACCAGCGATGCCGGCGGCCTTGGCAGTCCAGGTCAGCGCGTTATTGCTGGCCACGATGCCGGTAAGCAGGCTGGCAGCGACGCCAGGCTCCGAATCAGGCGCCGTGCCAACGATACCGATAACGGCGCTCTTTACCGTCGCAATCGGGCGCGGTCCGCCGTCAAGCTCCAGCACTTCAACGCCGTGCAAAAATTGTTCGGGCATATGTACCTCGGAACGTCCAGGAAATAGAAACTAGCCCGGAGTTTCCGTCTCGCCAGCCCGCGATTCCATTGCAACCGTTTCCACGAAAAAAAACCGCCCGGAGGCGGCAAACAGGCATACTTTCTCGTGGCTTAGGCCGCTGGGGCGCTAGGCCACGCCGCAGGGTACTGCGTCAAGTCAACGCGGTTTAGCGCAACGCGGTAACGCTTCCACGCAATAAGCGCGGTTTCCTCATCCGGGGTTGCTTCGCCCAGGTCAACCGCATCCTGTAGCGGCGCAATTCTGGCTCCTGCCGCTTGCAGCTTCGCGTCGCGCTCGATCGTATTCGCTGACAGAATTTGGCTCGCAGTCGGTGCCGGCATTTGCACCCAAGCAGGCCGCCCGCTATCGTCGGCGCCGCGCTTCATGCCATCCGGCGCCGCGCCGCCGCCGTACATGTCGAATTCCTCTTGCGGACATTCTGCCGCATCATTCGGCCACGTCCCTGCGGCCTGATAGTCCGCGCGCATGGCGGAAGGATAGAACGTGTTTGCGCTCGCGCTGTAGTAGTACACACTCATTGCCTAATCCCCGTTATTTCCCTACCGCGATCCAGTAAATTGCGTTTGAACCAGTGTTTCCCCACGCATCGAAATATGTCGTCGCGCGAATGACAACTTCAACAATGCGAGATGCCGTCGCCCCATTCGATACTTGCGTAGCAACCACAGCATAGGCTGCAGAAGGGAACCCAATTGGAAACATCACATTGACGGGCGTAGCATTGTTAATTCCGCCTTGCTGGCCATACTGGATGGTGAACCCACCCAGCCAGCTTGGCAGGATGATGTAACCGTTTGATCCAATGCTGTAAGTAACGCCCCACCGCAGTTTCTTGGGTGTAACGATGGTGGCGTCGTCGGCGCCCGCGTCGGTCTGAGCCTGCGTGGCAACCTTGGCCATGCCAAGCAACCCTTCCGTGGCCTGCTTCACCCATGCCCGCAGCTTCTTAGGCGTAACGGTGGCGGTGTCGTCGGTGCCGGTGTCCGTCTGCGCCTGCGTGGCAATCTTCGTCCACCCGAACGCCAATTCGGTCGCCTGCACCAGCAGCGCATTCAGCCGCGTTGCCAGCTTCTTAGGCGTAACGATGGTGGCGTCGTCGGCGCCGGTGTCCGTCTGCGCCTGCGTGGCAATCTTCGTCCACCCGAACGCCAATTCGGTCGCCTGCACCAGCAGCGCATTCAGCCGCGTTGCCAGCTTCTTAGGCGTAACGATGGTGGCGTCGTCGGCGCCGGTGTCCGTCTGCGCCTGCGTGGCAACTGACGCCAGCCCGGCGCGCGTCTCGGTTGCCGTGCGCGAACTCAGCCCCGCCGGCGTAACGGCGCGCGTGGCGTCCGTGCCCGCCTGCGTCTCAGCATTGGTCGCAAGCTCGACCACGCCCACCACTTCCGTTGTCGCCGGCGGGTTGACGAATTGAACCGCGCCGAAAGTTACCGAATTCGCGGCAATGGTGGACAGGACCATATCGAACGCCAGCAGCATAACCGCCGGCGCCGCCTTGGCGGTCACGCTGCCGACGGGCGCGGAGTACACAGCAAACAGCACGCCGCCATCAGTGTAAATGCCGAACTCGCTCGCGGTGTATGCGTCCGCGCTTTCGTCCTTGATGGTGACGTGGATTGTGTCGTGTGCCACAACAGCCCCGCCGATGGTGTTCAGGCGCTTGAACTCCGCAGCCAGCGCTAGGCGGCCAGGCAAAGGGTTATAGTTGCCAGTACCCAGTGCGATCTGCGACAGCAGCACCGGCCCGGTGCCGGTGTTTTGCGCATTGATAAGCGCTGCGCGGCCCGCGTCCGTGATGATGATAGGAAGCGCCATGCTTTAAGCCTCTGTGAATTGAATTCTTGTGTACTGGTACGGCTGCGCACCGGCCTGCGCCACCAGGACCGCCGATGCCTCGATGCCGGCGGTAAGCGTGAAATGCGAGCGCGCCGGTTTAACGCGGTAAATCTCGTTAACAATGTCATCCTGGTACTGAATTGAATTCTCAGAAGGCGACAGCCCGCCGACAGTCAGCACCAGGTCAAAGGTATGCGGAACGCCGCGCGGCGTTGTTTCCCACCATTCGCGCATGACAAGCGAGGCGCCGAACGCTGCCACGGCATCCTGCACCGCCTTCTTAGTCCCCTTCTTTCTGGCCAGCGGCACGGCGTCACGGACGCGCGCGCGCTTCACGGATTCCGGCCAGTATGATTTCCAGGAATCCAGGGAATAGGCCCAGGCGAGCCACGGCAGCAGCGGCAGCGGGCAACGGTCCGCGCTCCAAACGTCGCGGATGGCGTTCGCATCCGGCTCGCGCGCAACCGCCGCGATGGCAGCGGCAAGCGAGCGCTCCGCCGGCGATGCGTTCAGCGGCAACAGCGTGGCATCACTCATCCGTGCCGCCGTTCGTCAGGTTGATTGCGGTGCAGTACGTTGCCTGGGTGCGATCCACAACGATGTTTGCCACCGGCGCCACCAGGTCAACGCGCTGCACGCCTTCTTCATGCAGCGCCGCATACAGGCCCGACAGGGTGACGTCTAGCCCCAGCTTATGCATTGCGGTGGCGTATGCCTGCGCACGCGCCCGCGCGCTCGCAATCACAACGTCCGCATCCGGCCCCGCGTATGTGTAGATTGTCGCTGTGATCTGATATGGAACGATGGCGGCGCTCTGCACCGTCACGAAGTCAGTAAGGGGGCGGACGTCATCTGCGTTGACCCGAGCGTTGACGGCATCCAGAAGCGGCTGCGGCGCGGTGCCGTCGCCGTCGCGGGACAGGACAGTAACCACAACCTCAGCAGGCGCAGGACTTGTCGCGCTCGCGTCCAGGACCTTGCCGTCCGCGCTCAACGAATGGAAAACGTAGGCGCCCTCCGGCCCCGCCGTGCTGAACCCATCCAGCGATAGCTGAATGCGCCGGCGGAAATCCGCGTCGGACTCATAGACGGCAGCAATACCGTTCAGCGGGTCAGCGGGCGAAACAAGCAGCCGCGCAACGCCATAGGGGGCGCCGATGTTGTCCAGGTCGCCTTTAACGGCGTAAGCCAGCATCACGCCGTGCGCGGCATCATTGACGCGCTGGCGCACCAACAGGATCTCATAGGCCGCAGCCTGCAGAATCTTGGTGCCTGGGTCCGACTCCAGCAGCGCCGTGAATGCTGGGTATAGCTCCACCAGCTTATCGCGCAGGCGCCCGAAAATCGTTTCAAAATCCAGTTGCTCGATGACGTCCGGCTTTGGCAGCCGGGACAAGTCAACGGCAGTAAATGTGCCGGCCACTAGGAAACCTCCACCCCGTCCAGCGTAATCAACTGCCCACCAGGCAAATAGATGCCCGTCAGGTCAAGCACGATGTAGCCAGGCTCCGCGCTCGTTGCGGTGACTTTAGTAAGGGAAAAACGCGGC